ATTGACACGGGGGGGGGGTGAAGAACATTGTATTACTATTTTCACTTGAGTGAAGAACTCTTTGGTTGCTTTTGAGAGAATGGGCAGTGAAGAAGAGAAAAGACTTCTAAAGAGTCTTCTTTTTCCAAAAAACTTTGTAAAACCAATAAAAAATGGAGGAAAAGGTAGAAGAAAAAACAATTGCAATGTTCGCAGTTGCAACAACCCAGCGAGACCGAACAGCCCCAAGTGTGAAGCTCACTGGAAAGAAAATCGAGCGAGTAACGCTCGTAGAAACAAGGAGCGACGTCAAAATCAACGTTTGTCGTGTCGCGTCTTCTCCTGTGACGAGAAAAGAGCCATGAATAGTACCACCTGTGGTGCTGATGTTTGCAATAATACTTGCACATCATCCAGATGCACCGAACAGACGGAGACTGGAAGAACTCGGTGCAGAGAGCATCTAAAAAAATGAAATGGTATATATTACCTTTCTTAAAAATAGTACATACTATAAAAAAACTATTTAGTAAAGTATATATATATATATATAAATTTATATATCTCGTATACACTCTTCAATGGTATTACATCTATCACAAATAGTGGCAATGTTTGCCAAAGTATATTTATAATCTTCTAGTTTTTTACAATCTTTTTCTGATAAAGATGACTCGTACCATTGTTCTATAATTTGTTGAAGAACCTTTTTACTACATTTTGTAAATTCTATTTTGTGTGTAATACGTTGGTCTCGTAAAAATGCTTTATCCAACTGCTCAATATGATTTGTAGAAAAAGCAATTACAAAATTATCTAGTTTGTAAATACCATCTAATGTATTTAATACATCAGACATAGTCAAAGTAGAAGGTTTTGATGGAGCAGTAGGGATACTTTTTCCAGAACCAGTATCTTTTTTTAACAAAGAAACAAGTTCTGTCATGTCTGATTTTGCAGAAGAATGTTGTGTGCTTCTTTTTTTTAACAAATCTGTCATAGCATCCAAATCTTCTATTACAAATACAATCTTAGAAGGGTCTATTTTGTGATCTTTTATTTTTTTACAAAATAATACTTCTTCAAGTTCATCAGAGCTTTGAATTTTATTAATAGGGAGTATAACAATATTTCTTTGTAATTCTTTCGCAAGAAGTCGTATTGCAAATGTTTTACCAGTTCCAGGTTCTCCATAAAATAAAGGAACTAGTTTTCTTGTTATATGAGGGTGTTTTTCATAATATGAGTCATTTGTAAACTTAGAAACAGCACGAACAAGTTGACCTTTATTATCAAAAATAGTATTTTCAAATGTTTGATTGCTTCTAAAATACTTTTCATCGTATTGTAAAACACCTTCTTCTTTTCCACGATATGTGAAAATAAAAGGACCTTTGTTTGTTTCTTGTTCTTTTCTTTTTTCAAAATAGTGTATACATTTTTTAATAAAATTATAAATATCTTCCATGCTTTTATTAGACATTAACACTAAAAATATTTCTGTTCCCTTTGACTCATTATCCTTACCTTCCTTTTCATTTTTTTTATATTTACCATAAATTGTATTTTCTATAAGGAAAACGTCTTCTTCTGTAATAGAGTATCCTGTCTTGCTTTGAACCTCTTCTGTATCCTCCCAAGTATTTGTGTAAGATTCCAAAAAAGTTCCTTTAAAAGACTCGGGATTTTCTGATATATTTGTTATATGGCATTTTTCTTTTAAGTATAGAGTTACTGCATTAAAGGCATTCGATGAACGAAAAATAGGACGATGGGTTGAGGTATATTCATAAGACAACAATTTCATTTTATACGTATAGTCTCTTGAACAAGAAAATACTTTTTTTATTTGTTTCTTATAATACAACTTATTTTCAAGTAAATTTGAGAATATATATCCAATTATACATAATATAACACCATCTATAAAAGGATTCCCAGTTTGAAAATAGGAAACTAGAGATGTTTGCAAAAGCATATTCTTGTCCAATTTCATTTTTTTTATATATACAATAAGATATATATGCGATAAACAAAATTATAAATATATTTTATAATATTATCAATTTTTATATATATAGTAATTATATATATATAGAAAATGTCTGGACCAACAGAATTTAATACAGAATATGTTGTATCTATTCTTGTTGCTTTGATCGCAACATATGGATTATCGAAAGCAGGTAAGTTACCACCCATTGTTACATATGGTATTTTGCCTTTAGCTGTAGCGTTTGCTACTTTACAAATACTTAATGTATTTATGCCTGGTTTGAATAGAGCTGGAGATAAGGTAACTGCGTATGTAGAAAATAAGACATTGGGAAAAATACATAGAATGGGATATATTCAAGTATTTCCACCTCTATTAGCTGTTTTTATACTTATTTTTGTACTATTGTTTACGAATAATTTAGTAAAATAATTTTGAATATATTTTTATACATTTTTTAAATTTATTTCTTAATTTTATACTCATATAAATACCAACCTGGTTTATTAGAATTTTCTACAATTGTATTATTTACACAATATAAGGTAGATTGAATAGGTATTTGTACACCTTCTTTTGTATAAATATTACCAGACTTCCTTTTTGCTAATTTCCCATTACTTTTTTGTATATGCCATATAATTCGATTATGCTGAACCATATTTCTAGCATTGCTTGAGGTTTTGTAAATAGTATCTTTTGGCATTGTATGTATAATAGCATATTACTAATATATAGTTTTTATAAAAAATCAATTTTTATAAATATCTAGTAGTTCAAGGTTTGTAGTAATAGAAGAAGGTCTCCATATAATTGGTTTTCCTATTTTTTTCTCTATCATCTTATATCCTTTTGTATATATTGTGCTTTTCTGTAATAATCCTCTCTGGACTTTTGAATATAGTGATGTTTTTATTGTAGAATCTGTGTTTTTTTGCACTGTTTTCCACCACATATCTTTAGATCTATATGGGATTTTTGTTTTCTCACCTGACTTTTTCATATTTTGTAATAATACACGAATACTATAACATACAAGAACAATTGCAATTTCTATATATTCATTGTAATTATATTCCTTATTGCTTGTAATATATACCTGATAATACGACATATATTGTGAAAATGAAGAAATCATAGAATAATAGTTATTTTTATAATTATATCTAGTGTCTTTTGTAATACAATATGGTATATACTGAATATATGTATTATGAATACCATCTATAAAATATAAGTCTGTAGAAACAATATCAATTATTTTTGATATAGAGTATTGATTTTTATAATCTATAATAGAATACAGTGTTTTTTGAGGATTTTGTGATATAGATTCTTCCATATCTATAAAAGTATTACTTTTTACTAAAAAATCTAAATAATGTATAATTTTTCGTATATCTCCTTTTGATTTTGTATATAACATAGAATACATATTTGCATTTTTACGAATATGTGTATTGGTAGAATATTGTTGTTCTTTGTATTTTTGTATAATATGTTTAATAATACATATAGTTTCTTTTTTATTTCTAGGTTGTAATCGTATATATACAGAGTATAATCCAAGAGGTCTTCTTCCAGTAAATTTTGTATTTCCAATAAATATAATTGGTATTCCTTTTGTTTTTTTCTCTATAATATACGATTTTATGGTCCTATATACTTCTTGTGTTGCTATGTTCATATTTTCAAAATTATCAATTACAATTGCTTTTCGCATAGAATTATTTTTTTGAAATACAGACAATACATCTCGAAATCGTAATGTTTGATACAAGTTAGTTCTATATTTCTGTATACGAAGATTAGAGGATGAAAATTCTGTAATTGTATAATTATATTTCTGTAAAACAAGTTTTACAAGTATAGATTTACCTGTACTTATAGAACCTGTTATAAAACATATTCTTTTTTTATAATGTGGATTTTCTAGTATTGTTTCTATCCATGTTGTAAATTCTTTTACTTGTGTAGTATTTCCTGTATACTCTTCGAGTATTTTTGGTGTTATCAAATGTTCCATGTATAATATTATACAATTTCTATTTATGTATATTAACATTTATTGGAAACACCGATCCAAGAGTTATATCTATTATTATCACCATCACAATTCTTTACAAAATCACACCTCTTTATCATAGAACCTGTTGGTTTTCCTGTATTTACAAAATGTTTCCAGTCCTTTTTTCTTAATTTTAGAAACTCCGCATCTTTTTTACAACCACTATAAAGTTCTTGTTTAGTATTATCTGTACATGTTACTCCATTATCTGTATTTTCTATATCCCAACCAGTAGGACATACCGCTCCAATATGAATCATATAAGGGTCATTTGGATCATCTGGTTTTTTTGGAGGTTTGTATTTATCAATTTGTTTCGCAATCATATACAAACCTGCGGCAACCATAGCTAAAATACCTACCATCATAAAAAACTTCGATAATACATCCACTACTTTCATATTTTTTTTCTTATATACTTTCTATATATATAAAAACAGTATAAAAAAATTGAAATATATATAGTCTATCATACTACAATTGTAACCATAATCCACTATGAAAGATATATACGATAGAAAATACAACTCATTTATACTATACCAAAAACAACTTGGTAAGAGTATAGATTATACAACGTTGGATTCATTTATGAATTATGTACAATATTGTTCATCCATACAAAAAGATATATATACTCATCTTATACATTGTTTTACTTCCTATTTTTTTAATATAGAAAATAGCTCAGACAAAAAAGAACTTATGTATAATTTTTTTATATTTTTTTCAAAATATAATAATTATCTATCTTCTAAAAAATATAAGAAATTTGTAAAAATATATTATACGAAATTAGAAGAACTACAAAAAAAATTACAATGTCCTGTAAGAATACAAAAAATACAGTATCTTATAGATACATATAAGACATTTCATTATTCATAATATTACAATGTCTTCTAATAGTTATACGTCTTCTAATAGTTATACGTCTTCTAATAGTTATACGTCTTCTAATAGTTATACGTCTTCTAATAGTGATAAACATAAAGAAAGAAATAAACTTCAAGAAAAAAAGGAAGATATTACAAATAAGTATACAAAACAATATCTAGATAATATTCGAGAAACAGAAAAAATACACCCTATTAAACAACAAATACGAATCCAAACATTATTACAACATTTTGGAACACATTATGGATATTTAGATTAAATTATATAAAGGTAGTAATAATTATATGTATATTGCTATTATGAGTTCTTATCCAGATATGTTTGGCGATTGTAAAGAATTTGGAGATTTGTATAACAAAAGAACAGGAAAACATTTTCAGGGTAAAATTAATCGTTCTTTTATTCGAAAAATGGTCTTGGATGAACTGAATGAATTGGACGAGGCAAAAGATGAAACAGAAGAAGTTGATGCTCTTTTGGATGCCACATATTATATTCTACATCATTTATCTGGAACAGGTCTTGATATTCGACCAATATGGAGTCTTATTCATAACGCAAATATGACTAAATTTGGAGATGGTGGGTATGTACATAAAGATGGCAAATGGATGAAACCTCCTAATTTTGTTCCACCAGATGAAGAAATTCGTAAAGAGATTGAAAGACAAAGAAAACTATAATTACTTACTTTTTGTTTTTCAAAGAGAAAGCAAAAAATATAGAACATATATTTATTAACGAAGGAATATCTAATTCTACGGATATATTGAATACTTCAATAAGAAAATCTTCTCTCTTGTCTCTATATATTTTTTGTATCCATTCTACCCTCCAATCTTCTACCATTTTTGTATTTTCAAAAATACAAAAATCGTCTATTTTTGGTAATGGGTGTATTGTAAAAGTTTTCATATAATCTAATATTGTATACCATACAGCAAGTTTTGTGTCCTGTAATATAATTTGTTTTTGTACTTGTATGTTTTCTAACAATATAGACGATAAGCCTAAGACTTTATTAGGAATATCCATTTTAGTATCTTTAACCTGAATAATTGTTCTTGGTTGAGACATTTTGCTATTCTCACTAATACGATAGTATAATTGGTATAGTAATACAATATAACTTACAATTATCAATTTTTTAGAAAGTATTTGTAACACTAGGGAGTGTTCTTGTTCCAGCACTTGAAACATTTTTAGGCATATCTAAAGGAATAGGCATATTTTCTACTTCATGAACATAATGTATATATTGCCGTATTTCACTTATCATATTAGGAATACATAACTGAACAATTCGGTTATTCAATTCGTGAACTTGTTCTTGTATTTGCGTAGGAAGATGACGAGCATATTCCAAAAAAATAGAGCGCATAATAATTTGTAATTCTGTATTGTCTTGTTTTCCAATAGTATATTTTGTTTTTTCATATATTCTTTTGCGAAGCAGTAATTGGATAGTATTCATATTTTGATTAGAAAAAAAAGAATCACTTAATATAGATTTACAAATAGTTCCAGATAATAAAGTATCTTTTGCTTGATTATCATAATTATCATTATCTTGTATCATTTGAAAAGAAGATTGAACTTGTTTATTCGCAATACCTACTACACGTCCATTTGGATATTGTGGTATCCGTATATTTTGGATATTTTCATAAGGCATACACGATTCTTCTTGTGATAGTCCGCTCATAGCACTATTAGAAAAATTCCACATTGGTTGCATAGGTTGTTTTGGATTCATTAGTTCCTATATATTATACTACATATATAACTTTTTATAAAGAAGAACCTGATTTCGAATTCATTGCTGTTTCTTGTAAAACAGTTCTTTTTTCCGTTATTTCCAATGTGAAACTATGATGTAAACCAAGGTCTAGTCTTTCTCCATATATATCAATAAATTCAATAGTTATATCTTGCATTTTATCTACATTTTCTTGATAAAAATATTTGTTACCTCCTACAAAATTAATTGTTATATCACCTGGTATTCTATCTGAAAATAATATTTTTGCAAAAAAGAAATTTTCTTTATCATTTACTAATAATGTATTTTTAAAAGAACCTTTTGCACATACAAGATTATTCGAAATCTTATTTGCTGTTTGAGATAAAGTCTCTATACGCATAAAAATATAATCTTCTACAGATAAAGCAATTTCTTCGAAAGCTATCACTTTCCATAATATTTTATTTTTTACTTCTTCTATCGCATAGTCCATATTTGTATGAATATATATATCCATATTTTCTGTTTCGAGTCCAAGAAATTTCCCTAAAGACATTGTATTTTCATTTGAATATCCACAATTTTCTATAATTCTTTTTTCATCTGTAACAACTTCAAATGTTAGACTTCTTCCTACATAACATTTCGTAGGCATACCATATTGTTCTTTTATTTCATCAAGATTTTGTATAGTTCCTGTATTAGATATTGTTACAGACGTTCCATCTGGTTTAAAAATATAGAGTTTGTATAGAAATTCTTTTTGTATTGGGTCATATGATGAATATTCATAGTAGTTATGTTTATTTTTTAATGATTTGTTTTGTAATACTTTTAATTTTTCTTTTTCTGTTTTTGTTTTTCTTTTTGGAAAAAATGGAACATGTTGAATAAAATGTAATGGTATGTTTCCAATATCTGTATCTGATACATATAGCTCCAATCCTGTAATTATAATTGGAACATCTTCTACAAATGGTCTAATAGTAAATGCTTCACATGCAGGATCTGCATAAGGAGGACATGGGGTACATGGGACTATACCTGTATTATTTGGAACACATATTTCTATACAATTCGTTCCTTTTGTAAAAGATATCTTTGTAATAGAAAGTTTTTCTATTCTTTGTAGTACCTCTATTTTTTTTGTAGAATTATTAATATGCATAGTAAAAGCAGGAAAAGTATTATGAATAGATGATAATGAATTAATATTATGCTCTATAGAATTAATTTGTTCCTGGAACGTTTTTATAAAAGACTTGTATGTATAATATGATTTAGACATAGTAAAACTATATTCTACTTTTGTTTGTATAGTTGGATCTAATCCATAATAGTCCGTAACCCAATAAAACGTATTATTTCTTTTATTAATAGGTGTTGGTGGGTCATGAAATTCTATACTCTTTAATTTAATAGATTTTATAAATTGGTATTCTTTATCAAGTTCTATATTGTAATATGATGGATTATTATATTTTTCAACATCTCTTTGACGACTATCTATAGATAAATATGTTACAATATCATATACATCTTGGTGGTCTTTTACATTTTTTATATCTTGGAGATTGTAAGATAATCCTGCTTTATTTGGATCACATACTAATGATGTATTGTGTACTTGTTCGTTAAAATAACGGTGTAACCCTTTCATATATTTTCAATAGTATATATACTTTATACGATCATATTATATATCCTTTTATACATCAAAATATTCTCCCCCTAAATCACTTTCATATTTTTCCAAGTCGTTTTGTTTTTTTTTATGTATATCCAAACCCTTATACATTGTGGGTCTAGATAGTCTTTCATCTTGCATCATAGTATTCTTGTATATATTTTTTTCTACTACTTTTGTAGGTGGACAAGATGGAGCAATAGGGCATACAGGACATTTGGGACATTCAAGATTCGCACAATTTGGAACTTCTGATTTACGAATCCATTCATCCATATTTGGCATTTCCGGACAAGCAGGAATTTCTGATTTACGAATCCAATCATCTTTATTAAAAGGATATGGGGGAACTTGATTTTTTTTGGCATACTCTGTTAAATCAGGACAAGGTGGAACAGAAGATTTTAGAACATATTTGTCAATATCTACATTTTTTGTAATATCCGCAAATCTACAATCTTTATTACCCCCTTCGCATAATACACATATATCTTTTTTGTCAGCATATGAGTTTTCACATGATGGACACTTTCTTTCACGCGTTTTTGGTTCTGAAACAGTGACTACTTCATAAGGTCTTCCATATTCTGTAGATGCTCCAGCACCAATATCACCGGGAGAAGAAGATTCTGGATTATCAACACCATCATAGTTTTCTATAACTTTATTTCTACATACATACAATATAATTACAAGGATTGTGAAAAATAGAATACTATATATCAATTTTGTATTTTTTTTCATACTTATACACTATATAAGTAAAAAAAATGTATTCTCCCACTAGTTCTGATTTTAGTTATTATTATGGTTTTAATGAAAAACCAATGGAAATTAAGAAAAAATGCGAGTCTGGTTTTTTTATAAAAAAAAATGGGGACTTAAAAATAAATAAAAGTGTATATGGTTCTGTATCAGAATTATGCGACAAGAACAATAATTGTAAATATGTTGTAAAACTTATACCTTTAAAATCAAAGCAATACTTTGAAACATTTTTACGAGAAGCGCTCATAGCACCTATTATGTATAAAAATGGCATAGGCCCTAAAATATATGATATGTTCATTTGTTTAAATGCAGGATATATTATTATGGAAAAATATGAAGGGACTATAAGAAATATTATACAAGATGTATATGAGAATAATATTAATACCATTTGTACCCTTATAAGAAAAATGCATAGTATTGGAATCATTCATAATGACCTTCATACTGGTAACATACTATATAGAAAAAATGAAGATAATACATATTCGTTTGTTATTATAGACTTTGGTCTATCTTTATATTTTGAAGACAAAAATAAAAAAATACCAAATGAACAAGTTTTTTATAACCTTTTTCCAAATATATTTTACCCTGCCTTTGATTTCTATAAACTTAGTCATATTTTTGAAAAATTTGTTTCTACACCCTCGAGACCAACTATTGATGGTTTCATAACAAATAAATACTTAACATTGGAGGAATATTATATTATAAATAAATTCTTATTTTTTAATAATAATGGAGAAAAAAAAAATTTAACAATGTTTTCAGAATTCTATTATGGAATAGATTCTTCTATTAAAAATAGTAGAAAAAATAGTAAAAATAATAAAAACAAAAATTCTTTAAAAAGTAATATACTAGATAATAGAAATTCTAATAATTCTATAAAGAAAAAAATATTATAATGGAATATTATAATAGAATAGTATATACATGAGCTCACATAATTCTATATATACAGTTAAAAAGTCATTAAAAAAGAAACTACATACAAAAAATATCCTTGATATATATTTTTCTATTTATTCTATGAAAATATTTGTAGAATATGTAACTTCATATATTGTAAATACTATTATTGATAATATACCGTCAAATATAAAGGCCCCTAATAAAAATATTTTTACACGTACACTCGTACAATATAAAGATAATATACAAAAAAGTATTATATATTGGTTACTATATGAAAAATATAAAAGTTCCAAGTTATCTTTTTTTCCAAAAATTAGTAATGTTGAAAATGTTTCATATATTATCTCAAGTGCTATATATATGATACTTGTTGAGACATTAAAAATAAATATTACCTCAAAAAAGGTAGATTCTATTATAAAAAAGATACATACACAAATAGATACTAAGAAGATTATTTCTTATTTACACACACACCATACTCCAAATCTATTTGATGACTGTGCTTATAAGAAATATTCTGTAATTGAAAAAAGTATACCAAAAGAGAAAGGTTCTATATATAAATTGTACAAAAAAGGAAGTATAGAAAATGTTATCCCAATTGAATTTACATTTACAGGATATAGTATTCATAATACAAATTTTATTAAAACACCAGTTGTTATGCCGATTACATATACTCTTACATCTATTCAAAAAAAGATCCTACAAAAACGATATACTGGTCCAAAAGAACAATTTGAAAAAGCAATATATACTTTACTGTTATATTATTCAATGTATTTTGAGTCTGAAACATTACACATACCCACTATAAAAAATAAAACTATTAATACATTATATAAAAATTCTGTAGAACTACTTGGTACACCCTTGTCTATCCCACTACATATGGAATATTGTGGAATGTTTCCGGAAATAGAAATGTATTTTGGTTCCAAGGGGTCCTTTTTCTCATGTGATATACAATCTGGAACATATTCCCTATATCTTCCAAACAACTCTTTTATATGCGAATTTGTGTTTGACTCTATGTATAAATGGCTTAATGAAAAAAAAAATGTTACATATATTGTATGGATTCCAAGTATCTATAAACCTGATAAGAATAAATATTACAAGTATAAAACTTCTTATACAAATACAGAACTATTACGAAAAAGAGATGTATATGTATATTCTAATGAATAAATATTATAATAGATAATATATAATTCCTGAAACTGTTACTACGGATACAGTGTATATAGAATATATAGTAAAACACTTTGTATATCTTTTTTTTACTTTTTCTTTTGTTCCAACTTCTTTTATTCCAACTTCTTTTATTCCAACTTCTTTTGTTCCAACTTCTTTTATTCCAACTTCTTTTATTCCAACTTCTTTTATTCCAACTTCTTTTATTCCAACTTCTTTTGTTCCAACATCTTTTATTCCAACTTCTTTTATTCCAACTTCTTTTATTCCAACTTCTTTTGTTCCAACATCTTTTTGTTCAATTACAGTATTAATGAATTCTTTATAGTCTTTCTTAAAATCTTGTACGTTTGGAACATTTTTAAATAGAAGTGAAAAAACAAAATGTATATTTTTTTCATCACGAAAATCTGGATGTTTTTTTACAAAATGTAGAACATTTGTAAGATTTTCTAAAGGAAAAACATTTTCTTTATTTGGTAACATAAATACATCAACACCTTGTTTTTTGTACCATTCTACATATTTTTCTAATAAAGAAATATATAATCGATTATGAATTCGATTATATATTGTTACGATCAGATGATACAGAGTGTCATTATTCCATTTTTCAAATGAAATTCTTTCTTTTTTTTCTGCATGAAAACACATAGTTAGGTTCTATATTTCTAATAAATGTTATAATACGCTATTATAATCGTATATGAGGAACATATTCTGAAAAATCATTATCGTATATTGTAACTCTATACTTATGATTATGTCCATCTATAGTTACTTCATCATTTGTTTGTAATTCGTTATTATTACGATGTTTTGTTCTTACTCGAACATATACAAAATTACCTTCTCTTCCTATCTTTGTGGAATAGTCCCAAGAATCACTATTTCTGTACCTTCTTACACCATATAAAGGATATATTTCATTCTCATTTCCAAAAATCTTGTATAATACACCAACTTGATGAATTACTCCTGCATCCGTTGGATGTAAAGGTCTTGTAAAAATATTTACTGGAGCAATGTTTCTTTCGGATATTTCTATAGGTGGTGGTATAACAGGTATTGTTTCTTGGGTTCCTCCATAACATGGCATTCGCCGACCACCGCAACCTATTGTTTGTGGTGGTATACTCATATTTGGATATAACCCTTGGTTATAAAATTCCTGAGAATGAGTACTATGAGATGGATATAACTTTGGTGGTTGGTGATAAGGTGATAATTGTGTTTGTAATTTTTGTAAATTTCTATACCATCTAGGATATTTTCCATTTACAATAGGAGGATTATGCATAGGATAATCTAAAAACCCATCTTGGTCTTCTTTATGTGTGTCCTTTTGTGTTTCTTTACGTGTTTCTTTACGTGTTTCTTTACGTGTTTCATTCTCATTTTTCTGTATTTCTCCATAGTCCATTTGACATTTGTATAGAGAAAACAATGTAATTACAATAATACTTATTAGCAATACATTTATAAGGTTTTGATATGTTTTTTTTTTGTATGTAGGCATACTTTTTTTTTATAGTATTCTCTTTATAATAGTTGTATATATAATTTATATTTCTTAGCACAATAATAGTGCTTTTTTATATAGAGAAAAAAAATTGATATAAATTACTATATACTAGGATATATATATATATACTAAACACATTTTAGAATAACATATTATAGACTTTTAATTTTTCTACAATGAGTTCTACAATGAAAACTATTATAGAAATGAGTTTACGAAACATTATACCAAATAAACTATTATCTACTTTTATAGAGAATACAAGCGAACAAGATATACTTGACTTAACATATTTTTATGAAAAACAGAAAGATAATCTTACAAGTGACCATTTTCTGTCAATGGTACAGGATATTGTTCCAAATTTGAAGTATATAAAAAAAACAATGCAACTATATTCTGATCAAGCTATGGACAAACTTGAAGAAACCCAAAAAGAAACACAGAAAAGAAAAATGTACATATCTTCCATATCAAAAAAAGAAAATGAAAGTATAACTCCTAAACCTCGCAAAAAAGATATTATGAAAATTGTTGTACCAAAAGATATACATACTATACCCGAACCTGTAAAAGATACTATAGAAACACATTCTCCAAAAAAACTAATAGATTCTGTCTCTAACAAAGTTCAAAAAAGAAAAAAAATATGGACCAGAGAAGACGAAGAAAGAAGTAATAAAAGAATGTATCATAAAAATATAGATATTGTAAACAGGATAGATAATTCTGATACAGTTGAAAATACCTTATATAAAACAAAAATGTGTAATTGGTTACATAATTGTACAAATAGGAAATGTCAATATGCACACGCCGAGGAAGAAAGAAGATGTGTCCATTTTAGCACATCGGGTAAATGTAGATTTGGTACATATTGTTATAGAGTGCATGATACATTATAAGTAATATTTTATATTATTTGAGTATTATAATTAACATAGCATACATAGTTATTATTATATTAAAAAAAAATTGATTACATTATTGTGAAGGACATTGTATTACTATTTTCACTCGCGCGAAGAACTTTTCGGTTGCTTTTGAGAAAAACTTCAAATTATGACAACATCAGTCAAAGCAATGAGTCAATTTGTTCTCGGTGTGGAGAATAATACTATGGAAGATCTAGAAATTTTATTTATTCTTCTACGTAACTGTCTTCACCCTAATAATAGACACCCCACGGAGTTTAATAAGGACGAGCTCCAAATGATGCTTCGTGCTGTGGATCATGAGATCCAAATACGAAGAGAAAATGAACATGTTGCACCAGCACCAGCCGAAGACGAAGTCGAAGACGATTGCGACGAAGCTGAAGTCGAAAGCGACGAAGCTGAAGTCGAAAGCGACATCGATGACGAAGTCGATGACGACGACGAAGACGAAGTCGAAGACGACTATATGTCTACGGCTAACCGAATGAGGCGGGCAATGGAATATCCAGAAGATAGATGCCCCGTTTCATATATGAAACCGGAAAAAAAAGAAGACGACGACGATGGCAACCCTGAAGCCGACGAAGCTGAAGAGGAAGCGGAACCGGAAAATAGGAGCTTACGGGTTTCGCGTCATCCCAATTCTACACGTCCCTCGAATACGACATTTCTATTCGGACCGGTCCGAATGGGTTCGAAAACACTTCGGTCAATCCTAATCAAGTTGAGACTTGGTTTTGTGTGTTTCCCAGAAATCCATGAAGACCTTGGTGATGGGGTAAAAGTCTACAAAGTCTCGATTGGTCTTAAAGACCAATCTGTAGCAAACCTCTACAATCGCCACACGACGGTTCAAATGCCAACAGGGGATAACATGAGTATTGCAGTAAAACTCTTATGATTTTTACTACAATACTCTTTTGAGTGAAAAAAAAAATAGTTATTTATAAAAAAAAATTGATAGAAAAGTAAAAATAACATTATTATACTATTTTTATTCTCTTGTAGAAAGCTCTTCGTCAAGACAGATACTTTTTCGAGAACTTTTTTCTTTCTTTTGAGAATATGTCGAAACCCTGCAAGTTTGGATCCGGTTGCACTAACGAGAAGTGTAAGTTCGGACACCCATCACCAAAAGATGTCAAGGTGCCCAAGGCATCTAAAAACCCCTGCAAGTTTGGATCCGGTTGCAC